TTGGAAGAAAGTATATAATTCTAATTTAGCAGTCTCACGATCTAAATGGTCTTGATATTGACTTTGTGATTTAACTAATTCCTTGTATTGCTGAATATTAGACTCAAACAAGTTTATCATATCTTGGAAAGGAACTTTAGGTAAAGATTGGGATATTCTATTTTGTTGCTTCACCATTTCTTTAGCATTGTTATTTAAAGCTTTAATAGCAGCACCTTCAGTACCGATTACGTCTTTTAATTTATGAAGTTCAAGAGTTAACTTAGGTGTTAATTCTCCTGCTGCATTAATCTGTTCATTTATTTTTATAAATCTACTATCTAACTCTCCTAGAGTTCTAATAGTAGTCATGAATTCTTCTTCTAATTCATTGAATTTTTCTTGATTAATATCTGATATATTTCCTAGGTAGGTTAAATCTTTTGCTACTTTTCCAAAGTCCACACTTTGTACTGCTTCAAAAGTATGTAATAAACTTTGTTGTCCACTACCTATTAAACCTTGTGCTCTTACCTGCGACATCTTCATCAGTTCTTCGTTTAAAGTTTTTAGAGAGTCTTTACTCGCATCTACTCTTTCATTGAAGTTTTCTAGTATTTTATTGGCGTCTCTATTAAGGTATTGCATTAAACCTTTAAATGCCATAAATACCATACCAATAATAGCAATATATCCTAACATCCCTGATAAGAACGCTCCTACTTTACTTGCTGCTGCACTTACTGTTGCTAACATGCCTTTTACTGCATTAGTAGCTGCCATCCATTTTAATTGAAAGCCAGTAGTCATTTTTGATGTTCCTACCGCAACCTTTGTGGTAAAACCTTGATAGTCATGAGTCATTTGATTAAGAATTTTTTTATAGTAAAGTCTTTTCTTATTACTCATATTTTTAAACATTCCAACTTCTCTTGAGTGTTGTGAATGTAAATTAGAAATTTGTGCTTTACTTAACTTTTTGCCATCAGCCAAAGCTTGACCAATCTTTCCACCTTTTCCTAATCTGTCTGCTCCTATCTTACTTGCAAATTTACGCTGAGAAGGACTTAGATTATTTAATTGCTGCATCTTAGTTGCTAATTCAGTTTCTTTAATTTTTAATCTCTCTATTTCTTCTATTCTATCTTCTGCGGCGAGTTTCTGACGTTGTCGTAATTCATGTGTGCTAGGGATTAAACTTTTGAGAATAGAAGATGCAAATAACCCCATTGCAATTGCTGCATTGGTTGTATTACTTGCAATAAATTTAGCCATTGGTTCTGCGATAGCAGCAATAGCTGGTCTGACAGTATTGAGTAGTTCATCGAAAGCGATACCTACCTGTGCTAAAGCATTCGCAGTAGGATCCATAATTTCATTAATCTTTCCAAACTTTTCTTCTGCTTGTCCAAGTACTTCGTTTACAACTGCTTGTGATTTTTGGTATATTGAAAGTTGATTTTTATTTAGACCTAGTGCGGCTGCATATTTTGTCGATGCCTCTTCTAGTCTTAATATAATACCTAGTTCGTCCAATAATTCTGGTTCCGCTTTAGTAACACCTCTTATTAATCTGTTGAATGAATCTGTTACATCTCTACCAAGTGCGACTGAAACTGTAAATGCGGCTTCTGATAGTTCTCTTAACTGTCCTGAAGAAAGTCCCGCGGCTCTACCAATAGCTGCGGCTTGTGAAGCTTCTGAGAAACTAATCATTCCCCGAGTAGCTGACTGAATATCTTTTGATAAGGACTGGTACGCAATACCTGTTGCAGCAGCAAAAGCTACTTGTCCTTCTCTTAATACACGAAAGTCTGCCGCACCTTTTAGGAATCTAAAGGCTGCGTCAAGAGCAAATAAGTTAGCGGCTAAAGTAGCATAGGCAGGAACAAGTCCCCCTGTAATACCTTGGGACATTTTAGAAAAGTTTTTGGTTGTATTAGAAGATGCCTGTGCAGCACCTTTTAGAGAACGGTCGGCTGATTGTGCCGATTTTCTAGTCTTTTTAAGACTCTTCCCTACCTGATCTATTTCCTTTGAAGTCTTTTTAAGATTCTTAGTCTTTGAATCGATTTCAACGGTATGTTTAATTTTAGCCATTATTTACCTTTATCTGCTTCTCGCTTTTGCTTTTGCTGACAGTTCAGCTTGCTTCTGTGAGTCTTTGACTCGTTTATTTATAGAGTTTGAGTTCTCATTTTCTATATGAGCTAAAAAGTAGATTGCTGTGCGTTTGTCCTCGATATCGAAGGTGTCTAAGTAAGTACCTATAGGGCTAAAATCTTTGCCCATATACATACCACTTGCCCCGTCCCACTTATCAGTTAATATGCTATGTAGCATAAATGATTGTTGGACCTCTAAGGGATAATCTCTCATCTCAGGAGGCATTCTATCGGGATCAGGATCTTGATTCAGTTGCTCGCAGACTGCAAGGTATTTGTCTAAATCAATATCCTCAGAAAACTGTTTCTTTATCATCCCAAGTATTAAACTTACTTGGTCTTGGTAAAATTTTCCAGGTCTCCGACAGTTTCACTTACCCACTCATCGAAATCACTAGAGTTTTTCATAAGTAACTCTGCATTTTCGTTGTTCCAGACTAAAAAGTCTTCTGGGTCTACTTCGCTAATATCTACTAATAGAAGCTCTTCTAAGTATTTATATTTTAAGCCTGACCAGCCTTTTATGATTGCTTTGCAGTATTCAGTTAAGAATTTATCATTATCTAGCTGTTCTTCGTATGCCCTTGTCTTTTTATTGAACTTTTGTGATACACTTTTATTTCTAAGCTTTAGCAATTCTTCTCTTGCTAAATAAGTGAGTTTTACCGTAAATCCTTCCGCTCCTGGAAAGTCTACTCCTACTGTCTTGCTTGGAGTTAACAAACTCTTAAGCGATACTACTGGTGTTTTATTTTCTGTTGTCATTTGTTTATTCCTATTAAAAAAATGTATGGGGAAATGACTCCCCATACACTCAGTTTGTTATTAAGCTCCTACGTAAGTAACTGATACTTCGTTGGTAGCGTCCGCTGCTGTTGCTGATGATAAGTCTGTTGGTAAACCATGGAAGGCTACATCTACAGATATTACATCTGATAAATCATGGGCAGGTAACTCTAAGTGAGCTTTTGGCAATGTAACTGCAACTCGAGGAGTATTACTACCACCACCGATATTGAATGTCATTGCAAAAGCGTTAGTGATTACGCCTCTTGATTCTTGAAGTTTCTCAAATAAGTCTAAAGACCCATTTGCCACATCATTTAGATAACAAGTAAAATTACCTGAAACTGATCTTGTACCTGTAACATGCCCTAAAGGTAAGTTTACTTGTCCAATTGTTTCTGGTGTTAAGTAAGTATTGTTGTTCTCTATAGTAATGTTTCCACCTGTTAGAGTAACTCCAAAGGTTGTGTCTGAAGCACCTAAGCTACCGACTGCACCTGATACTTCACTTGCATCATAGACTAGTGATAAGTCTGTTAATTTTTGTCTAATGAAGTTTGAAGTCGTGTCTACTCCTTCTCTGATTAAACCTTTTGCTGTAGCTCCTGAAGCTTCAGTATTTAAAGAAGCCGCTTCTTCGATTGTTTTGCCGTTTCCAGACCAACCGATTTGTGCGATTCCTTCAATATCAAAGTCAATTGAAGCCGAGCCTACTGAACAATCTGCTAATTTGTAAATTGTTACTCCGTCAGTACCTGTAGTATATAGTGCGCTAGTTGCATCCTTTGCTGCTCCAAGAACAAAGTACATATTGAAAGATCCAACTTGTACATTGTTTGAATTTGCAAAATTAAAGATTTGACTATTTGTTCCACCGAAAGCGTCTCCGCCACAAGCTTTATCATAGTCTACTGCACTCATTGCTGCCCATAAAGGGCCTTCTACTGCAAAATGTTTTGCTGCATCGGCATGGTCGCCTGATACATATTTTGCGTTACTACCTGACTTTGTAGGTCTCATGTAAGTGTTAAAACTCCACTCTGCTGGTGCAAAAGAGTCGGTGAACATTGCTCTACCTCTCTTACTGTAACCAGCGGATGTTGCCGCTTCACTTAATGTTATTTCTGAAGTATTTGTAGCTTGGCTGAAAGAAAATCCATCCAGTACAGGTATCTCATAAAGAGCTGTCTGTCCTGTTGTGCCATCTTCTGACCATTCCATAAATACTTTGGTATCTCTACTAAAGAAAAATGCCATTTTATATATCTCCGTTAATATCGAATCTCTACGGTGATTTCTCCAACACCGAGAGGTTCTAATACACCTTCATCTGTATCTACAGTTAAGATTGAAGTCTGTACTGTAGACTGAGATGTTCCTGTTGAATCTGTGTAAGTTAATGGATCATTATCCTCTAACACAGTTTCTACATCTTCTAACAATTCTTCGAGTGCTTCAATGACATCATTGTCATCTGACACGTAACATCGAACTGTTATTCTTAAAAATCTAAATCGAAAGCCACCGCCATCGTATTCTCTTGTTTCGCCCCCTGCTCCTATATGGATGGTAGGGAACTCATTCACTTCGTCCCAAAATTTCAGTCTGCGCTCTACTTGACTAACAGAAGTTCTCATTGGAGGACTTCCATTTATCTGCGTTTCTAACGCTACTGCTAAGGCTTCGACTATGGCTCTACGACGCGACGAATATCTTCTTGCTTGTGCTGAGTCCATTATACTCTCCTTACTTTGAGGAACTTATCTCCTATTATACTTTGTGCTATTGCTCTAACACTCTCTCCTATTATCTTTCTTGGGTCTCTTTGTGTATTACCTTGCTTATATCCTGGTTCAAATGTTTGATAAGGCATTTTCATGTAAGTATAATCTACTTGTACACCACCTCTTGGTCCGACCATTACTTGTGTAGGTTCTACACTATTAGCAAATCTACCACTTCTATACACTAATGCTCCACCTTGTCCCATTCTACTTGCTACTTCTTGTGGAAGTTGTGCTTCTAACATTGCTTGTAGATGTAAAGGACTTTGTGCTGTTTTTGCTGCATCTTTAGTTCTTTGTCTAGGTTTCTTTAAAGCTACTGCACCTCCACCTGAAGCTTTTCTTGAAGACTTCATCTTTTTAGCTTTCTGAATCTTATCGTGAGCTTTTATATTCTTTTTTACTATTGCGTCCATTTTTTTAATGAACTCTTTATTAACTTTTAACCTCATATCGAGGCCGCCGTCTTTACTTACTCTCTTACTTCTTCTATCTAACTTGCCCATTGCAGTTACTAAGCCTTCTGCTAGTAAACCTTGCTGAAGAATCATCGCTCTATCAACTGGTCCTGGACTGTCTGCCCAAATCTTTTGACCCCTTGTTATATCAAGTTTCATCAACTTTTTAAGGTAGTTTCCAAGTTCTTCGCTCCATTCTTGTTCGAGCCATTTCTTCATTTCTTCACGAACTTTTATATCTGGAGTACCAGGATTAAGTTTATCTTCAGAAAAAACTAACTCACCTTCAAAAGCGGCTGTACTTCCATCTGACTTCTTTGTAGTTTTTGACTTTACATCCATATTTACTTGGAATATGTCATCATACTTTGCTTTTACTATTTTCATTATGTTAGTATAAAGTCTTTTATTTCCTGCTATAGTTTCTGCTCCATTTCTTAAAACAGAATATATTGCATTTTCAATATCTCTTTGAGCTTTTGTCCCTAATGCTCCTGGAGCTTTAAATCCTTGTTCTGATCTAAGCCCAGGTTGCGTCATTTGCCCTTCTTGTTCTTGTTCAAATTGTCCTGGTAAAGAACGTCCATGAGAGTAATCAATAAACTTTTTAGTTTTGATTAAATTTTTGACTTCTTTCTTTAACATTTCGTTAAATGTTTCTTCTAAAGACTTTGTAAAAGATTTAGTACTTTTACCGCTTATTAGTGGTCTTTTATAGTAAAAAGTTAAATTAGTTTTAGTTAATTTACTAGGCCCATCTAGTTTCCATAATCTTGCTTTTGTGCCTTTTGTTGAAATTTGTTTCTGTAACGCTTCTCCAAAAGTTACCCAATTTAAATCTTCAGGTTTAAGATTAATAGTATCTTCTGTTAAGGCCTTTGGAACAACTCCACTTTTATTAAAATAGTTTGTTACTACTGCTTCAAGATTTTTTCTTGATATAACAGTTTGTCCTTCATCAAACAGAGCTCCAATATCATAAGTTCCACTTCTCTTTTTACTGTTATCTATAATCTCTTTCGCTAACTTATGTCTAAGTTCTTTTGACATTAAATAACAACTCTATATAAATCTAGTACTCTCTTAATATGGTCTGGAAAGTCAGTACTTGATTTTATACCTGAAGTTCCTTGGTTACTCATTTGGGCATTGCCTAAACTTCTTCTTTCTTTATGCTCGTCTTTCATGTAATAATTTACTAAGTCAAAGAGTGCAAGTTTTAAATCGCTTGGGCATGTTGAGTATCCTGCATTATATGTAATTTGTACAGAACCTACTCCTTTCTTCCAAGAGATTGGATTACCACTCTCATTTGTTCTTACGACTGCATCACTTTCTACATCTACATAGTATTCGTAGTTGCCTGTAGTGAGAGTTACATAAGGACTTCCATAGTCTGGTCTTTCTTTTACTGTATCAACCGTAACTAACGGACTTTCACTCATTGTAATGGTGCTTGTGTAGTTGTCATTGATTGTAAAAGTTTCAACCTTATCTGTAGAATAAAAGTCTACAAAACTTATTCCGCAATACTTCTTAACTAAATCAGATACCAAAGGTACCATAACAGATAGACGGTCGTCATCCTTCTCGCCTCGGAGTCCTTCTGCGTCTTTGTATTCATTTACTGTTATTAAGTCTGCCATAGTTAAAAAGTGTGGGGTTTTAGGTAAACCCCACAAAAACCTATTAAGCTATTAAGAAGCTTTGTACTGTAGTAAGTGACAAGAAGTGGTTGCATCGATTAGATCGGTGAAGCCAATTCTTTGTGAAGCTACAAGAACTCTTCTTTGGTTAGCTACTTCGTAGTCGGACTCAATGGTTACACCTCTAAGTCTTGGTAATACAAAGTTTCTTGGGTTAACCGCAAGAGCGTGCATTTTTGAAACTGCTGGTGTAGCAAATTCATCACACATTAATACTCTTGAACCAAATACGGTTCCAATTTCACCAGTTAGCTTAGTTGCCTGATTACCAACTAGGTTAGCATCTTGGAACTCAGCATCTTCTAGTAATTCGTAGTAGCCTCTTTGAGAGACAACATATACTACGTCTGAAGGATTGATACCATATTTACCCATGTTCTTTCTAGCACCTAACAACGCTGCTGCTGTTAGTTTATCAGAAGCAAAAGCTGTAGCTGATTGGGTCTTGTTAGCCCCAGCCATTGTGATTAGCCCTTCAAAAGCTGCACCGCCAGTACCAAAAGCACCGTCTGCGTGATTACCAGCTAAGATAGCATTTTCCATTGCTCTAGCATGAGATCTTACCATTGATTCTCTAATTAAAGGAAGAATCGGTAGGATAGCATCTTCTTCAGTTTCATTACCTAAGTATGATTGTGAAATTAATTTTTTAGTTGAAAGTGTTCTCTCAGTTAAGTCGACACCTGCTCCATTAGCTGGATCATATGCATCGCCTCGTGGGTCTAAGTTACCTTTCGGTGCGCTTCCAGAAGCTGTTTGGTTAGCTGTAAATTCAGCATAGCCGCTATCTGGTAAGATTGGGATAATCATATTAGCAGAGTTCATTGGGATTTCTCTAAATAGAGGAGCCAATACTAACTCATTTTGAATATCTCTTTCAATGTTAGTTGAAACGATTTGCTCAAAATCAGCTGATGATACTTCAACACCTGACATTACATTAACTTTTTCCATTAATGATTTTGCATGGTCGTTATTCCAACCTTTTCCTGTAGCAAGACCAGCGAATTTAGCGTCGATTACATCTTCTTTAAATTCTGTTTTCCAGTCTGTGCTTCCTGTTCTATCACCGAAGTGTCTTTTTGACTCACGAATATTCATGATTTCTGATGATTTCTCAACTAGCTGAGCTTCGAGTTCTTTAACTACTTTGCTAAGATCTTCTTGCTTTTCGTTAACTCTTTTCTCAACATCTGAGATAAGCCTTTCGGCTCCTGTTAATCCTGCTTGGATTACAGATTTTTGTTCTTCCTGTTTAGCTTCTTGAACAGCTTTTTCTTGAACTTCAACTTCTGCTTGCTTTTCAGCCTGCTCGTTTAAAGTTTTTTCTTCAGCTGCTTTAGCTTCTGCTTGTTTCATAGCAATTGTAGTTGCAGTTTTTTCTGCCACTTCTTTTGCGAATGACTCAAGGTCAAAGCCTGCTTCAGGAGTCTTCTTTTCTTCTGACATTTTAGTCTCCATGTTATGGGATTGCTCCCCGCTTGGCTGCTCAATTTTAACAGCGTCTGCTGCTGCACCTGAGTTAGCCTTAATAAATTGGTTTTGGAATTTTTTATATTCTTCCATATTATCGAATGATTTTGCTAAAGAGAACGTTGCTCCCTGGTTGCAAGGCACTGATACTACAGAAACTTCAAAAAGTTCCGCGTCCTTTATCTTATATCCATCGGTTTCAGTCATATAATCAGCGTCCTTGACTTTGAAACCAACAGAAAAAGCTCCAAGTACGCCATCTTTAATTAAATTCTTTATTTCAGCATTGGCATTAGATATCTTTGCAGTTATATCTAAGCCTTTATCGGTTACTGCTAAATCAGTAGCACGTCCTATAGGTTTATTATAGTCGTGATTAAACAAGATTATTGGATTACCTTTAAAGTTCT